AACTCTTGCCAGTAGATCAAATCAGTGAGGTCCGTAGGAACCCCTGAACTGTAAGTGGTTGAAGCAGTCGTAAAGACTCCAACCCCAAGTACAGTCTGTNAACCGTCTAACAAAGTCTGAGTTTCTGTATCGGACCAGATAACTAGNCCAATGTTTTTAATGTACTTCAGATTTGAATCGACAAACGGTTCACTCCAATACGGCNNTNNNGNANNATCGATANAACCGTGGATTCTAATCCTACTAATCGGCGTATCAGTCGCACTTCGCCACTCTACCCAACCTGTGGGATTCGAGGACGTAGGCATTGTGGTCAACAAGTTAACGTAAGTCGTAGTAATAGGAGAGGCGGCACTGCCTATAAACCTACGCAGAATCGTATCTGATTGAGCGTGAGATTTAGGCATTACCGCCTCCCTCTAAACTACGGATTAAGCACCCTCGTCAACGCAAGCAACACGGACCATGCAGTCACCGTCCATACGAATGCCGTTCATACCAACAGCGTGGTACATTTGAAGGGCATATCCACGCTCCGGGATCTCGTCGAAACGGATCTGCATACCTTGGTTCATACCAAAGACTCCGCAAGCCGGGGTGTAGAAGTAGACGTAACGGATTGAAGCGTCGTCGCTCTTATCTTGAGCGGCGTAGTCTGCAAGAGTTCCCGAACCAGAACCAGCACCCGTTACGGTGTGTCGAATCGGCACAGTCAGTTCAGGGAGGAGGTTGCTCAAACGGAACTGGAAGCCCATGAAGACAAAGGCTTCACCACCAAAGAGCGGCTTACCTTCGTTGAAGTCAATGCTGGTGAAACGAGTGTCATCAGCATCGGACATCAGGCTGTAGAAGTTATTCGGGTGCATCAGGCAGATGTAAGGCATACCCGGCATCAAGGCGTTGTTGGCATCCAACTTCTGCCTTGCACGAATCAACCTTCTCAATGTTCATGGGAGTAACATCGTTAAGAGCAGTTTTAACTGCGTCTTCCGTTGCAGTATTTGTTCCGGTTTCAGCAACCGTAGTTCCAGCAACTTTAACGACATTATCAGTCAGGTTGTACTCAATGAATGGAGTCTTGTCGGTTTTGCTAGTCGCATTAGTTTTTGCGAGTTTGCAACCAATCTCAAGACCCTCGTAGCCACCTTTAGCAGTAAAACCAGTAGCGGCTCCAACTGCAACTCCGGTAATCTTATTTTTACCGCCAACAGTAGTGTTTGTTCCATAAGCCATAGTGGTGTTAGCGGTAACGCCGTCACCAGTACGGGTCTGAACAAGAACGTCATTCTTCAGGGCATCCAGAATAAGAAGGTCTTTCTTCTGGTTGAAGATAGCACCAATGTTACGAAGGTACTGACCGTCTGGAGCAATCGCGCGAAGAAGTCCTACCTCGTCACGAGGATCAAACAACTCGGAATACTCAAAGAACAGCGGTTCAATGAGACGACGCTCTGAATCGGTCTGGCTGTATTCGTTTCCGGTAGTACCCAACTCGCCGAAACGGGCACGAGATTTGATTTTAGAAACGTCGTGCTTCAGGTACTTATCGAAAGACTTAACTTCACCCTCAATGGTTTCACCCATGAGCGTGTCAGAAAGAACAGAATCATACTGCTGAATCTGCAAACGAATGAGGTCTGTGTAGACCTGCTTGTAAAGATTAGAAAGAGAGTAACCGCCGGACGGGTCAAAAAGTGCTCCGCCGTCTCCGGTCAAGTTACCAAGATCGGTCATTGCCATGATTAAAAACCCTTCATTGACAATGGTTTACATTATCGTCGAAGAGTTATCGGCAACCCGGCTCCTCTTGGCTACTACGCAAGCCCTCAGTCGGCAGTCTTTCCTACCGTCAACCCGGCCTTTCGGTTATCGGGTATAACAAATCGTTCCTAAAAAAAACTATTTGTCAAGTATTATCTTCCAGAAACCCATCCCGAAGAAGGTTGAAGGCGAGGATCAGTCATCCCTTCGTATCCTTCTTCAGCCAGTTTCTGCTGAATATCCATGAACTCTTTAAAGTGATCTTCGTAGTCAGGATGTCGCTGATTGTGGATTGCTCCCATTTTAGCGAGTTTCCTAGCACGAGCCGCAAGCCCAGCAGGATCAAACCCAAGTACATCACCACCACTACCAGAGGGTACTACTTCGTCCGACATTCCAGATCCCATTCTAACCATAAAGTCCATAACAGCGGGGTGGTGCCCCATTCCAGTTGCATCAAACACTTCCTGTAAATCAGGGTTGTTATTCACGACAGACTCATACGCACGTTGGGCTAAAGCAGATTTAGAATCGTAATCGGTCCCATATTGCTCTTGTAGTTGTCGCTTCCAACGGTCTTGATTTTCTTTGACGGCATTATCAGCAACGATTTGCCGTTCTTTTTCTGCCTCAAGGAAAGGCTCAATCATGTTTCCAAACTGATCTTGAGTCAGTCCTTTTTCATGTGCAACATTCCTTGCTCTTTGCATCATATCAGCAAATCCCTCGGGCATTTCTTCAGGAGTCTGATACGCCTCTGCCGAAGAGGGGGCACCAAGTTCTTGGTAGAACTCACGCCACTCTTCTTGTGAGGCTTCTTCTTGAGGGACTCTTTTACCCTGTCCCATTTTCTTTTCCAGTCCTACATAGGACTTTGCCAGATCATCGACACTGTTAAACTTGCCAAGGATTGCGTCCCTGCCGTCCATGTCGATTGGAAGGAACTCTTCCAGATCATTCATTGTCTTTCTCCTTTGCCATTCTTTCACCCTGTCTAATCAGGGCTTCGATTTTAAAGTATGCGGATTTCATTCCCTGCCTCTTAGCAAAAGCAATCGGGTCTATCTGTACCCGTTCTGCTCTACCAGAGGCTTCTAAATCACGATTTAACTGTTCTTCGGGTTCCAAAGTATCCTCAACATGAAGAACACGCCGAAGATACTCCAGAACCCGCTTGCCCTCATCCGAAGAAAACAGCGTATGCGTTTCCTTCAGAAACCTTTCTTCATTAGTGTTAAACATTCTTACCACACATCGCTTACTGGACCCCGCAAAGTATTCAACTGTTGTTGAAAAACCCTAGGACTCATAGGCATACCTGTTGGAGAAACAAGTCTATTTGAAATATTCAAAGACTGATTAATAACAGGATTCGGAGGAGCAGGTGGCATTGGAGAAACGTTAGCAAATCTTCTTATTGCTTCTTCAGCCGGAGACATTGCTTTACGAATGTTATGCAAGTTTAAGCCAAGCCTTCCCGGTAAAGCCTGCCCTGCTTTAAGTGCTTTTTCATAACCAGCAACCACATCTATTGATGGAACAGGTGTACCTAAACGATGGCCAGTAAATCGCTGAACAGCCTGTGTTACAGGCCTAGTGGCTTTTAAAGCCGACTGAGCAGTACGAGCGATTTGTGGAGCAGGAAGCCTGCTACCCAATGCTACTAAAGCACTGCCCTGAGCCATTGTCTCCATAAAGCCTCTTCTTCCTGCATCAAATGCTCTGGGAGCAAGTGCCGCAGAAACCCTTTGGCCAACTCTTACAGCAGGAATCAAACTTAAAGCCGTACCTAATCCTAATGCTGATCCTTTTGCTTTGGCCATTCCCGTGTCTTGAACCGCTTGTAGAAGTCCTTGGCCACGAAGACCTCCACGTTGAAAAGCCATAGAGTCGTATATGCTTTTATCAGGCATTACATTTTACTTTCTTGCCGACTATGGTTAAACAATCGGTGTCCTATTCTGTGCATACCTACCACGAGTACGTTTTGCTTGATCGATGATTTTAAGATCGTCTTCAAACTGTTTTCTAAGTTGTTGTTCTTTAACACTTTTATTTATATCAGTGCCTCTTCTAAGAGATTCAAGATCTTCTTTAAACTGATACTGTCTTTTATTCCTTGCGTTTTGTTTGAGTATGTTCCTAATCTCTACTTCGCTAATCATTTGTTCTGGAAGATCATATCTTGCATCAAACTTTTTTTGTTCCTTAATGGCTCGTTCGGTGTAAGATTTTATGTCTCCTTTACGACTAGAAATCCTTGCTCTCTGCGCGTCTTTTATTCTTTCTGGTGTTTGACCTTCAAATCCTTCAGGAGTTATACCTTTTTCAAAGTCTTTAGTTTCCTCAAGCAACTTTCTTCTGGAGCGATCTGCGTCATCTCTCAGTTTTTTTATGATTTCAAGATGCTCTTTTTTGCTTGTGGCATTTTTGCCAACTTCAAGAACAACATCATCTAAGTCAGTAAAACCCATGGGGGATTTTGTTTTATAACCTTGCTTTCGCATTTCTTTCAGTATATTAGATGTCATTGTCTGCATAATCATATCTGTATTTATATCCATAAGTGGTTTTAGTTTTTCGGGAATATGTGCCCGTGTTTTTTCTGCGATTTCTCTTGCTGATTGCTCTAAGAACTCTTTGCCTTGTCCGTAAAGAAACTCATCAGGGTGCGATTCAGCGGCTATTTCCATCAAAGAGTAGTGTACATAGTCTGCTTCTTCCGCATATTCTCTTAACTCTTTAGTGATTTGTTGTTTTGTTTTGCCTGTTTGACCGATTATTTTTGGGATAGTTTTATCTTGGGCTGGGATTTTTACCATATTTACGCCAAAAACTATGTCACTAAGTTCATTGCCGTCATCTAGCAAGTTTGCTATACCTTCAGCAACCGATCCCGAACCGGGATGAGAATCATGCCCAAACTCTTTATTAAACCATTCCATGCCTGATGTTTCACGGAAATAATCATCGCTTGCTTTATTTAAACGATCCATAGAAGTAGTAGCAGATTTCCCAATCCAACCTTTGGGTATTAATCTTCTGCCTTGCCCTTTTACTCCTCTTAAAACTTGCTGTCCAAAATCAACTACTTGTTCCATGTTTTTTGAAGCGGCGGCGGCTCCACCTGCGGCAAGAACAAGGCCACCTTTTAGAACATTACGCCTACCTTCAACGTCTGATGGATTAGCCGGTGCAGTAGGAGTTTTTGGTCTAGGCGGTCTGTTACCCGGAACCATTGAGTCTGCGTGTTTGTACGATTGTCTCATTGATTTGCCAGCACCATAAATGCCTTTTACTGTTTTAGACAAAACAGTACCCACTACTGGAATGCCTATTTCTAATGCGGCACCAATCGCAATCTCTTTTGGCGTAGATCCGAAATACCCTCCAACGGCTTTTTTAGTAAGATCTTTTGCAGTATCTCCAGCAGTAGGAGTAATCAAATCACCTCTACGAGGAGTCGCCATAGGTTGATTAATCCCACGAGGTTCCATTAAGGGGTTCGGGTAGTTATTGGTAACAGGTGCTTGTCTTTTTTGCTGGCTTCTAACTGCTGGAGTGGGCATTGGCCCAATCGTTGCATCAGGAGCCGCAGGTTTATTAGGGCGTAAATCAATGAACTTCTTTGGAGATGGGGTTGGCCCCATTCCAAGAATAAACTCTTGAGGTATTTGACTTCGCCTTTTATCAGACACTTCTAATCCTCATGTTCATTGGGTTGTACGACTGAAGATCTTTTTGCATTTCCCTAAGTGCTTCAGCATCTTCGCCAAAACCTTTTTCCATTCGGTTTTTAGGATCGTAGGTTCCTTTTTCTTGAAGTTGATTTAAGATTTCTTTTCTTTGAGCGGGAATGCTACCTTGGACTGTTTGTTTTGCTTTTGCTTCATATCCTGCACGCAGTTCCTCCAAGCCTTGTTCAGCACGAAAACCTCTTGCGTTTTCTTTCGCTTGTGCACCAAACTCTGGATAATACATATCAGCATGATCTTCTCCAAAACTTACGGCGGCTTCGTCGTGCAAGCGAATTAGTTCATCTGCTTCGTATCTATCACCAGCCTCTTTTGCTTTCTTTCTAGCCTCTCGACCGATTTCTTTACTTTTATTACGAACCTGTGGAAGTGCTTTTAGATGTGCTTGTCGGTCGGCTTCTGCGGTAATGAAATCTTTAACGAGTTGTGCTTTTTGTTTGTGGCCTACAGTTCTTTTTATTTCACCACTTCCAAGTTTTTCAATAATGTTCTTTGAGGCTGTTTCAATGTTTCCTACAGCCCTTGCAGTTAAGTTAAACAAAGGGAAGTTAGGATTTTTCATCAACTCATCCATATCATTAACTTCCCCGATTTGATCGGCGATAATAGATCCTGTGTCCCGACCTGCCGGATACATTGTGTCAATGTTATGGATTGGGAATCCCTGTCTCTCGCTGGCTGGCAAACTTTTTACAGCCTGACGCCATTTCTTGGCTTCTTTTTTAGTAGCACCATGAACAAGATCTAATAGGTTGTTACTTTCGAGCAAAGCCTTTTGTTCTTCAACTGGAGGCACTCTACCTATAACCGACTCTTCAGGCATATACTTTTCTAAAGCAGAATCGGCTTCATCGTAATATTGTGATCTTATGTTAAAAGTTTTTCTTTGTACTTCGACAGGATCTACTTTTCTCATCAATCCAAAGGGCAGTGCCATTCCAACGACTTTGCCAAGACCGGGAGCAAGATCAAGTGTTGTTTCTGCGGCAAGCAATCCTTTTCCAAGTGCTGACTCTGGAACTGTTCCAGTCCTAGCGGCATGAACATATCCCGGCTCCAAAAAGTCGTAAGCCATTTGTGCTGTTTCATGGACACCTTCACCGGGTCGAGGCATTCGTCTTCGACCACCTCTTCCGGGTGTTAGGCTTCCAGTAGGAGCAGATGCTTTAGGTCTTAAATCAATAGTCCTTTTAGGTGCAGGTGTTGGACCATAAAGAAAATCAGCCGCATTGATTCCTGTTTGATTTCTCATCGAACTGTGCTCCTATTTTGTGCATATCTAAAGCCTATGCTTGGGTATGACTTCGGGCTTTCCAAACCTGCCTTTTTAGTAAACGGGTTATGTCTCTTAGACACTTCCCAATCATGTCTTTCAATCGTAGCGTCGTCTAGAAACAACGCCTTCATTGCTCTTTGAAAATGACGAGGAATGCTATGAGGAAAAATTGATTTTATTTTTCCGGGGTTGTGGGGGCCAGCACTAGCACCTTGACTAAATCCCATTGGAAAGTTTGACATTAGATTTTCTCGCTTTGTTGTTGTTGTTGCATTTGAGCCATCTGTTGCATTTGCATCATTTGCATTTGCATGGCTTCTTCTTGTGCTCGGGCTTGTCTAATCGCTCCTACTTCTTCTGGCGTTCTAAGAATAGAAGCAGGGACATCGCTAACTTTTGCATCGTATGCCGAGATAGCATCAGGGTTCAAATCGTCAATGTATGCTTGAGACTGTGTGGCTTGGAACAAAGCCATACGTCTTTCCAAGAAAGCACTGACACGATTCATGCCGCTGGCTTTCTGGGAAGTAAAGAATGGAGACTGATACACAATCTCAAACTCTGCATCGGGAGCCATTGTTTGGAGCATATCCAACTCCGGCAACATTCCTCCACGATACATAATGTCAATGCAACTCTGAATCAGAGGATCAAGGAACTCGTAGTTCACTGTATCAGCCGAAGCTGCCAGTCTGCTTAATGCACGAGTCTGACGCTGGCGACTTTCTTCAGCACTTCTTGGCTGAGTCTCCGGGTCATCAAGAATATCTCCTAGAAACGCTTTCTTGATTTGGTCACGGTCCTGCCTCGCAATGAGGTCTGCGACTTGGTAGTTCGTGTCCGACTTGAGGTACTGCGGTCCCATTTTGACGGGGGGCCGAGTAACCATAAGGCCGTTAGGAGTAATATCCAACTCAACAACAGTATCATGTTCCACCATAAGGGGAGGATTGAGATCCTTGCCTGCGGCAATCAAAATCTGACGACGCAGTTCATTGATTCCCATAGCATCAGCACGAGCCAAGTGACCCTTACCCCTGCCGTACTCTTCCCCATCCACCACCATCCAACGTGCCACAATGTAAGGGCAGTGATCGAAACCACCAACTTTCACAATGGCTGGCTCTGACATAGAACCCGTACCAGTTACGAAATCACCGTAACCGGAAACGTAAATGCTGGCGTACTTTCTATTATCTGGAGTAGGAACGCCGTGAGGGAGGAAGTCTTCATTCTGGTAAACGAAGTGAAGGAAGTTACATTCCTCCATTGGGTTGCCCGCATTGATATGATACTCCGCATCTCCCCCGGCATTGCCGTCAAAGAAACGCATAGCATCAACTGCCGTCATGGTGATTTGGCGAACAAGAAAGTCCGGGCGACCTTCGTTTCCTACCATAAACCACATACGACCAATGGGGACAGCCTCGAACACCAAGCCTCCAAAGGTCTGACCTTTAGATCCAAACTTGGGCTTTCCCTCACGAACGTGTAATGTTCCATTCCCTAACACCGCAAAGTCACGCAGAAATCCACTGGCTTCTTTGTAGAAGTTAGAGTTTGAAAGTTCTGCCAAAACTCTATCAGCAACAAGATCTAAAACCTGTCTGACTTCAATCACATCAGTATATGGAGCCTTAGCGTGAAGACGCACCCAATCATTACCAGAAGGAATGATCGCTCCTTTAATGAAGTTCACAAAAGAGTCCGCCGCATTCATAGCAGTCGTATCAAAAACACCTTTGATTCTTCGTGATCCTGTAGAGCGTTTCGTAGTAATGTCACCACGATACGGCATCATCAAATCACTGATATCTTGCCACGCTTTTTCAAAGTTAAAGCGTCGCTTCTTTAGGTAGTCAAACCTGTGAATCAGTTCTTGAACTGGAGGTCTGTGCATTTTATTCCTCGGTCAGCAGTGAGCCGCCAACTTTGAGTAGTTTTCCTGTAACGGTAACTGGGAACTTAGCAAGTTTCCCAATAGTGACATCAAGAGGGAAGATGTTTCCACCTCGAAGATTAATCTCGTATCGAGTGTTTGCTCCTACTGAAACAACGTCTGCTGGTTCTTTTTGTCCGGGAGCAAGTGGCTTTTTAGGCTCAATGCCCTTGTCTTTGATCGTGCTCTTGCCTTTATCCTTGGCTCGGTCATCTGTATTTGGAGTGTATCCAAAATCAATCGAACCCGGTGCCATAGGAGTAATACGCTGTCCATATCTTTCAGCCAACGAGTTTGGAAGTCGGACGGTTGTTTTTTCTTCAGGAGGCGGTCCCTCGCTAAACTCATCAACAATACGCCTCATAACTTCCATGGTAGCCGCAATGCTAATGGCTCGACCTGCGTAGTTAGTACCAAGAGCAGGAGGGCGAGTTACTGCATTTACATCAATAATATTTGGCTGAGGAATGGAAGGTCTCATTCTTCTGGCTGGACCAGCGGAACGCCCTCCTGCACGAGCAACAGGCATTGGTCCTCTAGGATCAATCACTGGACCTCGTGGAGGGGTAATCGGTGCTGGAACAAGAGTACCAGAACCACTACTCCTTAACGTCATTGCTCTGGTTGAAGGCAACCCAGAAGGCACTCCAAATCCACGACCTAATCCATATGGATAGTTAGGCATTTTAACTCCTTAAAAGTTAAAGAAATCCATCTCTGGCAACTTTTGCGGGAGTGCCTTATTTGGTTCCTCGGATTCTGCGAATCTCAGCATCATCACCGCTTTGTGCATAGCGTCGATAATGTGATCGTCTTGTTTTTTAGCGACTTTACCTGCGTCATGCTTGTAACGTCGCTTTTCTTTCATGAACTCTTGACAGGTAAAGAACACCTTAAACCTGCCTGTAGCCATACGGTCGCACACTTCTTCAATGACCTGCATGACTGCAAATGTCTTTTTGCCTTCCGGGTTAATGCTGTGAGAGAACTCTTTCAGCATATTTAACCCCAGTTCTCTGTACCGTTGTGCAACGGTTGAACCGTCTGTAAAGTTTCTTCCAGCGTCATGTGGCCACGCACACGGTATTCGACCAGCCCCCATCGTCAAAGCACGATGAGCGTAATGGTAACTTTCTTTATTATCCTCTTTGTACTCTCCTGTCAAATATAATACATCGTTGTCCTCATCGTAGGCCATCTTCGCCGCCGCAAAGTTACCCACGCTATGCGGGAAGTCTAAGCCTATAATCTTTTTCCAGTGGGACGGTATTTGGAAATCTTCAACGTACAGCAACTCGTCCGGTACATTATAGATCAGACCGTGGCCTCGAACTGGACGGCCATGCAGTCGAGCCTCAGCCAACGGGTGATTCTCGTATTTGCTGATTAGACGCTCTCTGTCGTCGTCTGACATATGTTGAGCGTCTTCAATATCATAGTTCAACAAGAATCGCGCCTCATGGTCGGTACTCTCGTCGAACATCAAATACAGTTGAGTTTCGCCTTGTAGAGGGGTCAGTGCTGATATCCATGTACCCATTGGTCGCATTCAATCGAGCAGAGAACTCGTCATAAACCGGGAACGGCGGTTCCTCGTCAATCCCAATCCAGTGAAGCGTATACCCTTGTAGACGTTGCCAGCCTGTCGAATACGAGAAAACGTAGCACTTTGAGTACCCCTCAAAGTTTCCATTCTTGTCGTGATGCTTAACCTGAAAGAAATCAATCTGGTTGGTAATACCACCACTCAGGCGTTTAACGTCTTTTTCAGGATCAAAAGTACCTGCTGGGAGATAACCGCCCCCACGGTTTGAAGAATCTCCCAACAGGCGGTCGCAAAGCAAATCTCGGGTTGACTGTGCTGTTTCACCACCTATTGCACAGTTCACGGGCTTATCAAAACGCACCCCTACATAATCTGGGGGATAGAGACCTGTGAGATGATAAGCCGCTTTAATGCAAAGAGCCGTAGACTTTCCCGCTTGGTTTAGCCCACTAAACATAGTTTCGTGAGAATGGCAGTTAATGAAATCCCATTGACGTTTATTAGGAGCCAGCCGCCCCAAAACGTCATACTCTTTTCTCCGAGCAAGTTCTTCCTCTAGTCGGAGTTCTTCAAGTATCTGTTCCCTGTTCACCTTCTTGTTCATAGTACTCCCGAGCCTGTTCTATGTACTTCTGCGTATGAGAAGATCTTTCGCCGTCTGCTAGGCTTTTTTCTTCGTCATACGACAATCTTTGCTGGCGGCGGTCTTGTAGCATTTCAAGCAACTCTGCGTCTGTCATGGTGTCGTAGGCGGCTTTTTCTGTATGTTCTACTTTGGACGCTGTTTCTTTAGGCAGGATATCTTTGACGATATACCGCATAAAGAACCCTAGAACCTGCTTGCCCTCTTCGGTGTTAGGGTCAGCCATTTCTGCCATGTCAGCAATCTTGTCAAACAAACCTACTTGACTAAGTTTATTTACAAAGTCGCTTTTAATCTGAAGGCTTGTTTTGGGTTTGTGCCTTTTAATGTTCTTTTCAATCCTCGGCTTGTTTCTGGACTCGTCGTACCACGTCATGAACTCGGGATCTTTCCGACTTGCAGAAAGGGCAACCTCGTAAGGAATCCCTGCTTTCTCTGCGGCATCCTCGAAGTGAAGACCGCTGGCGATAGCCTTGGCCATTTCTTCTCTTCGCCCTTCTCGTATTAGGTAACTTCCAACCTTGTTGGTTCTTTGCGGAATGATTTCTGGTTCTTCTTTTTCTGCCATTTTTATTGACTCGCCTGTTCAACTTAGTATATAATCTGTCGTTGAAGGGAGTTGCATATGGAAGAAGCAACCGCACAACAGATTGTCAGTCTCCTCACGGAGATTCGGGATACCCTGAAGGCTCAGGGCGTAGTTAGTCAAGTAGCCAGTGGTGGCGATGAAGCACCTGCCAAACGGTATCAAAACGCCGACGGCGAATGGGTTTACGAAGTACCTACCCATAAAAAAGCCAGTAAATGCCGCTCATGTCAAGGAGAAATCTGGTGGGTGAAGACCAAGAAGGGAAAGAATGTTCCGGTAAACAAAGACGGTGTATGCCACTTTGATACGTGTTCTGAAAAAAGAGAAGCACCTGTAGCCGTCACTGACGACGTTCCATTTTAATCTTGACTTCTGGAGAAGACCCCATATCTTGTTTTGTGAGGCCCAAATGGGTTCGGACAAGTTTGGGGTCTTCGTCCGTAAGGCGATGATGAACTCACTCAACTCAGGTTGATAAACGTAGCATCTCCTTCTAGGCTCCCCTCCTCCTGACTATACTTAGTCTATTTTCTTTTCTTAAGAAAATGGGGGGAGGGGGGGTTTTGAGAAGGCTTAAATAAATCTACTCAATCTAGGTTGATTAAAGATGAACCCATCTAAAAAAGACCCATTACCTCAAAAAATAAGCGTCATTGTCTGGAAAGACATTACTACTGAAGCAGAATGGGTTGGTTCTATTTCAGAGATTAAACAAGGACATGAACCCATGCTTTGTGTTTCTTGTGGCTGGATCATTCATAGAACTAAAGAACATATCACCTTAGCAGACTCATTTTCTAAAGATCATACTTTCGGTAGTGTAACATCTATACCTCTAGGAGTTATCGTAAGTATAGATACCCTTGACTCTAAATCCCCCATCAAGTATATCAACAAACAAGATTAAGGGGGATTACCATGAAATCAGTGCTTCAACACCTTACTGACAATAATCCAGAAGCAGTCGTTATCTGTGGATTTGACGATTGCTTAGTAGGAACCGCTACCACTGTTGGTTCTTTTGCTCCTGTAGCAGTCTACTCTACTTCAATGATTATTGATAAACTTCAGGAAAATGGACTTGACTTAGATGATGCTTGGGAGCATTATTATAACAATATCGAGATCGTTGATATGGGACCACATTCACCGCTTATGCTGAATCTCGAAATGGACTAGCCCCAATCTGTCGCCCGTTCCTTGGTTTCATGGGTTTACTGAGGAGCGGGTTTTTTAGTAAAAATCGTGGATGCCGGATATATATATCAGAACTGCATCAACTACAGGGGGGCCTAGACCCCCTCAGTCATCTAACCATTGTCAGCCCTTGCCCGCAAATACCGAGGTCAGCGAAATAGATCTCCATCCTAGAGTTCGCCGCTGTATTATCGGTCACGCAGTTACAATGCGGCCAAGGGCAAAGAATAAGTCGGACCACTGCCCCGGAGAGGACTGAGTAGTAGTGCTATGCGGTGCTTAGAAAAAGGCGATAGTCTCAGTGCCCGGTCAGAATGGGAATAGGTCTAGGCCCCCTTGGTAATGAGATCCTAGGCAGTGCGGTCCCAAGGTCGCTATGAGCGTGAGGCGAGGGCGGTCGGTTGCGGGGTAGAGAAGTCGTCCTCGGTGATCGAGAGAAACTGGTGGTCGATCACAACAACACAGTTCCGGTCGCTCTGTGGGGACTTCTTGCTGGTGAGGATGAAGGACGAAGCATGAACAGTCCAGACTGGTCTGATCTGACCTTCTGGGTCGAGGACGGACAAATCGATTGGTCTTCGCCAAGGGAATGCGTATTTCGACAGTTTCAGACCGTATCTTGGCTTGGACGGACAGGATGCTATAAACCTTTCTATTCAAAAAAAAATGAAAGGTGATCCAATCCTCCAGAACTAAGTTAGAGGAAACTTCCTCCTGCGTAAACCCGAAATCCAGCAGAGATTTTTTTTGTCCCTCCGTCCAGTGGGGCGGGGGGCAAATAAAATCGTGGATTTGGGTTGACGCTGGACGCTTCCCCTCTACTTGTTCCTCCGAGATTGGACACCACATTTTTTTTGAAAGGTTTATATCATGTCCAAGCCAGTAACGGTGAAACGTGTCATTCTGATTCCCTTCGGCGAGACTATCGATGTCCTCGACCTGAAGGATCAGATTGACGCAGTGGACGGTTCAGCCGTCATCTTCAACCTCACGGGCAAGAAGGTCCCTTCACAGGAGCGTCTCGGCGTTGCTGTGATCGAACAGCCTTCCCATTCCCCGATCACCGAGGACAAGAAGTCTTGCTACCCCAGCAACTACGACCCTGCCCTCTGTCTCTCGATCATGACTGCGACCTCTGAGGGACCGCTCGGTGCCCGGGATCTCAAGATTACCAAGGGGACCAAGATCGCATTCCATTCCATTCAGACCAAGGGCAATGAGACGATCAGAGCCACTTTCGCTAAGCACATCGCCTAGCACCACAACACAGTTCAATCTCCTCCGGGGCCAAGTGGTCCCGGAGTTTTTTTTGCCCTTGGCCTAGCGGCTCGGCTCTAGGCTGGAGATCAAGAGCAGACGAGGTGAGCGGGCAGGCTGACGGTTAGTGACTGAGGAGGCCAGGCCCCTAGTAACTCGGGGCTTATGAACAAAATCCGCTGAGGCTATAGATGAGTAGTCACAAAATCCGCTGAGACTAAAACTAAAATAGTGATTGAAGTTCAGTGAGTATCAATGTAAGATAAGTAAAACAAATGAGTTTGTAAGGAACCTTAGTTGTCGGGTACTCAGTGGATCGAAATGTCTTGGAAATGTCTGTCGATGTCTTTCACATTTAGAGCAGGTAGTCTCCTTTTCCTGCACCGCTTTTATCACCTGCCCTCCACGTGTAAACCCCAAAATGTTTCTTGCCTTTGCCTTTCGGTGCAGTGGCTCCTCGGCAAATCCTGCGACATTTTGGGGTTGACAGCGTGGATGTCTGGTGATTGTAGGCGGCATGAAAAGGAGACATACCATGCCAAAACGTATCAGACACGACAGAACATTTCACTCGCCATTCGATACCACTGAGTACCACGACAACAAAAAATATATTGAGGGTACTAGTTGGTATCAACAGTCAAAATCACAGCACAACTTGGAGAATGACAATGCATACACAGAGACAGAGATACACAGAGAGGAGGACGAAGAAGGATTCACTATTGGATTTACAAGGGAGATCAATCATGACTCAGACCCTGATCACGTTAGGAATCTGATTCAGATTGAAAGGGATAGATATGAGGGACTCCTCAAAGATCTAGGTAAAACAAATGAGCAGATTAAAAAAGAAATGGAGAGGAGATTTGGGAATGACTAGGGGAAAGAATCTTGTTCGAGGAAATGGAAGAGTTCGTGATGTGGCTAAGCGTCATATCACTAATCGTTCTAGTTTTATTTCTGATGTTCTAAAAGGAATGTGGATGGGAGTGTTGTTCAGTCCAGTAACAGCACTCTTAACCATATACATATGGGATCTAATGAGAGGATCGATCCCACTTCAGTCGTTAGTAAATGCATTAACAGGAAAGTAGTAAAAATGAATAGCGAAGAGTTCAGAAAAGAATGCATGAAGTGGAGAGGATTCCACTTTGTTTTATACCCAAGACATCCAAAGGCTAAAGCAAGCATAGATATGATCAATGCTTACATTAAATACTCAGGTAAATGTGCAGGTGAAGGAGACCAAGTAATACTTGAGGACGTAGATCTTGAATGGACTTTATTTAAAGGTCGTTATTACCCAGCTTTAGTTCACTTCTTAAAGCAAAACGGATTAAGAGCAACTATTGATTGTATTGAAATGTGGAAAAAAGGATTTGAAGAAGGATTCAAAGAAGCAAGAAAGTGGAGAGCATAATGGATATGGATCTAAGAGCAATGCTCAGTGACATAATCACGAATCAGAAAGAAATAATCCGTAAGATACAACTCATGGATATTCAGATTCAATCAGACTACAGAGAGAATCGAGAAGAACTACGTCAGATCTGTCAGACAAATCAGTTTAATCTGAAGCAAGTTGACGAGCGACTGCTTGAAATAGAGGGAGCCAATCACCCAAAGAACTACAAGACAATGAATGAAAGGAATAAGAATGACTAGGTTCTTTGAGGAAATGACTACAGTAATAGAAGTAACGCTTGAGATACCCATGTTATATGACGCAGAGTGGGAGTTCACCATTGAGGTTACTGCTATCGGTGAGATCTACGATTACAAAAAGTTTGGGTATTACTGGTTAAAGAAAGATACTCGTGACGGAGTAGACCAAGATCATAAAGTATATCAAGGATGGGAGTGGCACTGGTTTCGACACCAGTTTCCAAAGGAAGTGCGTGATTACATTTACGATGAGTTAGAAGAATGGGCAAGTGAGAATCCACCGGAGGTAGAGTGGTAAAGAAAACAAACGAGTTAAACAATCATGTTGTAACAACAAAGATTATTGATGAGATAAGGAGTGAAAATATTTACACATGGCACAGACCATGGGTAGTGATTCCAACAAGACCAATGAACTTTAATAACGATCATAACTATTCATTAATGAATGAGTTTTTGCTTTCGCTTAGCATGAGAGAACAAGGGTTTGTGATTCCTAACTGGATTACATCTTCAAGGGGCAAGCGAATGGGAGGAACACTCAAGCCTGATACAAAAAGCACTGAACTTTATAGATGGTTCCCAGCATGGGTAGATCAGAACAACAAGTGGTATGACCGCAAGCCACCTAAAAAAGTAAATGCCAAACAGGTATTTAGATTTGGATACTTGAATCTCTACAACGTAGAACAGTTTACTTGGAGAGAGTTACCTGAGTCCTTCGATCATCAGTCATTCAATAATCCGCTAGTGGCTGAGTCTGAAGTAGTTAGTACAGTATCTGCTTGGCTTCAGCCTTACCTTGATAAGTACAAGATCAAAGTAGAACACAAAGGTGGAAGAGCATTCTATGAACCAAGTAAAGATCGAATCGTTATGCCACCTATGGAAACTTTCAAATCACCAACAGGATATGCTCAAGTGTTACTGCATGAGGCCATGCATAGCACAGGACATAAAGAAAGACTGAACAGATTTACCAAGGATAACTACAACAAGAGGACTGAACAGTACTCATTGGAGGAGCTGACAGCAGAGTTGGGCGCGGCCCAAACTATGCATGAGTTAAACCTACCAGTTGATAAGACCGAATGGGAAGGAACAGTTGAGTACATTAGAGGTTGGGCTAGTAAGTTAGAACAATCAAATGAAATGTTTGGACAAGCAGATGCCAGAGCAAAGAAAGCAAGAACAGAGATTATGAAGTGGCATCCAAAAACAGTAGAAGAAAAAGAACAAGAACGAGCAGACGCAATCAACAACCTGAAATACAAATGGAAATGGACAGGCAAATGAACAAAGAAGAATCCGGGAAAATGGGCAAAGATACTTTACAGTTGGTAATGAATACCAAGATGTGGCAACAAAGTTTGACACCACAAGGTGGTAGTGTGGTGTATCAACACCCAGTAGTAAAAGGTGCATTCTTAAGAATAAGTGAAGAAGAATCTTCCGAAAAATGGAAAGAACTTATGCTTCACCCAATCACATTGGGAGCCTTCATTATGGCACAAATGGATGCAAAGAATGTAGTAGTTGCAGTCTTGGATTGGTTTGATGCTAAGTATGAACTGGCTACTAACGAACAGATCCTTGATCAATCACTTTATATTTTGTTGTCAGACGATGAACTCATGGATCAGTTTAAGGTTATGGCTAAGGGTGGAGTAACGGAATATCACCATAACTTACTAGCCATGATTTCACTGAGAATGATTGAAGCCTTGGAATCTTTGTTTGAAACACTAAAGAAAAAAGACAAAGAGAATAACAATAGGATTGAGGAATAATGTACGAGAGATGCAGACAGTGCGGAGACATGCATAGTCCTATGCTACAGGTATTCGTAGCAATGGTAGGTAAACCAGAAGAAGTTCTATGTACAAACTGTGACAGAATCAACCGACAAACAGAAGCCAGTGCAAGAGACGCACACAGAGATCAAGTATATGGAGAACAACATGGAGCAGAGTAATCGAGAACGCAAAGCGGAAGAGTTGACTAGGTTCATGAATGGTTTAGAGACAGAGAGTTTAGACCAAGAAGATTTAGCATTGATCATTTCATACCTTGATAAATCAGCAGAAGGATTACAAGAAGTACACCCAGAGTCATGGTGCGTATCGCAAACAACTATGAAAGAAGTACATGAAGAAGTACGCAATGCATTTGTTAACTTCCAGAATGCAATCGAGTTGATTGAGAATGATTTCTTTGAGAACGAATGGAAGTGTGACTTTAGTCTTCGAATCATGCACAGATCATTTAAGTTATCAAACCTAAAGAGATCATTGACGAATGCTCAGAAAGAAAGTTTTAGGATTTTAGAAACATTAACTAAAGGACAAGGAGTAAGAGATGTCTTAGATAACGTAGAAGATTTTAATAGTAGTGACTTTAAGTTCAAGGTAAGATACTAGTAACACACCTCCTCTGAGACCTAGCAGGATTCCCCCACTGAATCCCCCGCTAGGTCTCAGTTTTTTTTAGAAGAAAGGCAATAAGAATGTCAGCAGAAGAACTTCAGAAACGAATGTATCACATACAAGAACTAGTCAACGATCTTCAGGAGGATCTGATAGAACATGGAGTACCAGACTTCGACAGTATTGTTAGCGATGTTCAAGAAGCAGAGAGTGAGTGGAATGGCGAAAGATTCTTAGACTCAGTAACAACTCTAGAGAGTGTTAAAGACAAGATCGATGAAGAGTTAAAGAATGTAGGCGATCTGGATGCAAGAGACACAATCATCAACTGGATTACAGAGATGCCTGTTGGTGCATTCATGGACTTTGCATAGAAAGGCAAGACAAGTGGATAGCAAAAGCGTAGAGTTGATTAATAACTTCTGTAATATATTAGAATCTATTGCAGGTGAAATGAGTGAACACAGAATCTTCTGGTGTTTAGCAGAAACAGATAAAGAACTTCATGAACTTCATACTAAAACAAATGATAACTACAGATTAAATCTTTTAGGAAAAATGATAAGAGAGATTAATCANCTTACTAGTGGCGTTGAACAAGTAGGCTTTGGTCAATACATGGAAGACTACCCTAAAGTTATTACTGCTTATCGCCACATGATTGACGAACGTGACGCAAAGCCTGAAATAAACAGACTCAATCTAAGGAATCGTCCAGTAGGTGAATACGAAGACTACGAACCTAATCCATACGACGGAACATACAGTGAGGAGTAACATGAAAAAAAATGAGAAAGACGGATCTACGGACAAAATGGCTAAGGTCTTTGATATAAAAGGAAAAGCCGCTCAGATCCTCAACGATGCTTCGTGGAAGTTAAAAAAGCAAACAGAAGAAATAGTAGATAGGAATAAAGTAATAATG